TATTGCGGAAATAAAGTCCCTTCTGATATCTATAGCGAAAAATGATTTATAAATACCAGTAGATAGATCTAACTGACTGTAATAATGGCAGCATATGTAAGCAACATTGTAATCGACGTTGGCGCAAACTTCGACCAATCGTTTAACCTTGAAACTAATGCAAATGCTCCGATGAATTTATCAGGGTTTAGTGGTGCAGCAAAATTAAAGAAATCAGCAATGTCATCGACAACTGCTGCTACATTTATTGTATCTTTTCCTGATGCTGTTGCCGGACAACTAAAAATTTCTTTAGGGTCCACAATTACTTCTGCATTGAAACCTGGTAGATATTCTTATGATGTTCTATTGACTGACGCTTCCTCCATTAAAACTAGAGTTGTTGAAGGTAGTGCTATTGTTACATCTGGAGTTACCACTTAAAACATATGGCAGATATTAAAGTCAGAGTTGGATCGCAAAATGCTATTAAAGTTTTATCCTCTTTTGCTGGAGGTGGCGGAACTTTAGGTGGTTTATCTGATGTTGACATATCAGGAGTTCAGGACGGTTCTGTTCTGGTCTATAACGGGTCAACTAATAAATTTGAAGCAACTTTAGAATTAACGCCTGGAACAACCCAAAATTTAGATATCAACGGAGGAAACTTCTAAGCCATGGCAAGTATCATACGAGTAAAAAGATCTACAGGCACTGGCGCTCCGTCTAGTCTGAATTTTGGTGAATTAGGTCTTACCGTTGGAGTAGGTACTCACGGTAATAAAGGCGGAAGATTATTCGCTGGTGATAACTCATCTAACACTCAAGTAGTTGGTGGTAGATATTACACTGATCTATTAAGCACTGCACCTGGATTAGTTGCAGGTCAAGCAAACCCAACTACAGCAGCAAATGGATTTGTTGCTATTCTCGACTCAAGTCGGAAAGTTGACCAGTGGAATGTAGATAATATAACCCTAGATGGAAATACAGTTTCATCTACAAACACAGATGGCGATATTAACATTGATCCTAATGGATCAGGTGAAATTGTTATTCCTGATGACACTTTCCTTACCTTTGGTTCAAGTAAGGACGCAAAGATCGAATACGATGAAGCAAGCACCGATAAGATTCAAGTAACTGGTGCCGATTGGAATTACGCCGCTGGCGTTCAGATTAGCATTTCTGATACTACACAATCAACTTCCAAAGATACTGGTGCTCTTATAGTTGAGGGTGGTGTTGGTATTGAGAAGGATTTGAATATTGGTGGCAATTTCAATGTTACTGGTATCACTACCTTTGCAAATAATTTAGATATTGCAGGTGATATTGATGTAGATGGTAGGACCGAATTAGATACCACTAACATTAGTGAGTTCTTAAATGTTGTTGGTGTTTCTACTTTTGCTGCTGCTGTTGACTTCAATGGTAGTATTGATGTAGATGGTCACACTGAACTTGATTTTGTTAATGTATCAGCAGCATCAACTTTTGCTGGACTGATTGATATCAACGCTGGTGGTCAAGCAAATACATTTAAAGTAGAAGACTTAACCGAGAACAGAGTTACAATTGCTGGTGTTGGTGGAGAGTTAGAAGATGATGCTAACTTTACCTTTGACGGATCTACCCTTACTTTGGGTGGCAGTGTCAATTTAAGTGTTGCCGGTAACAGCACTCTTACTGGAAACGTAGTCAGCACTGGTAATTTCAATAATACTGGTATTTCTACATTCAGTGGAAGGGTTGAGATTGATAATGTTGGTATTTCATCCAATGTTATTTCTACTAAATCTGGTGGTGGAAATACACTCTTCATTGACCCATACCCTGATGGTTTAAGTAATGAAGGTACAGTTATTGTTAAAGGCGACCTTCAAGTTGATGGTACAACAACCACTGTTAACTCAACTTCTGTTAGTGTCAATGATGCAGTCTTTGCAATTGGAGATGTAAGTAGCAAAAGAACAGTCATGGGGACTGTCAATGCAGGTGTATCCACCGTTCTTCTTGATTCTGTTGTTGGTATCAATACTGGCGACCAACTTGCAGTAACAGGTATTGACAATTCTGGTATTGGTACAGTTACTGGTTACAATACCTCAACTAAAGTTGTAACATATACTGGTACTGCTGTTGCTCCTGGAGTTGCAGTAGAAGCACAGGTAACAATTACCCACGCATTTGATACCTCTACAGACCGTGGTATTTCCTTCCAATATAATGATGGTAATGGAGTAACAAATACCAAAACCGGTTTCTTCGGTTTCAATGATAGTGCTGGCGAGGCAAGTAGTGCCGTAGCAAAAGCATGGACGTATATTCCAAATGCAACTATAACAAATAGTGTAGTAGCAGGAACAAGAGGTTTCCTTGATATCAAGGGTATCTACTATCAGACTGGTGACTATAATACACATGGTGTATCATACTTCGACGCCAATGGTCTTCTAACTTCCACCAATAATCCATCTACAGCGTCAAACACGCTAACTTCTACACAGATTCTAACTGCTGTTACTGAAATTACACTTGCACTTCCTAGTGCAATTACAGTTTCTGTTGGTGACCTGATAACTCAATCAGGTGGCAATCAACAAGGTGTCGTTAAGACTGCGGTAACTGGTGGAACATCAATTACACTTATTGGTGTTACTGGAACATTTACCGATTCTGCTGACCTCATTAAGAATGGTGCAGGAACTGGCATCACACCTGATACCGCAACTGTGGTTTATACTAACAAACCAATGTGGACCAATACATTAGATGGAGGAACCTTCTAGATTTATGAATAGTGACGTTGATGTGAATATCTTGATTAAGAATTATCATTCTAAAATTTCTACATTAGTGAATCAGAATATTCTCTTAGAAGCAAAACTGGAATCTTTAACAAAAGATTACAATGAACTGCAAAACAAAGTTAATTATCAGGAAGCAGGTATCGAAGAATGAGCAAACCATCGACCAGACAAGAATTGATCGATTATTGTCTTAGAAGACTTGGATATCCGGTTCTAGAAATTAACGTAGATGATGATCAGATTGAAGACCTGGTTGATGATGCAATTCAACACTGGCAGGATTATCACTTTGATGGTTATCAGAGAATGTTCCTGAAGCACAAAGTTACTACAGCAGAAAGGGAAACATTGAGAAGTGGTGTTACAACAACCACAGGAACTTCTGGTATTGGTATTACAACAGTAAATTGGGAAGAGGGACAAAACTTTCTCCAACTCCCAGAACATGTTATTGGAATCAACAAAGTATTTAAAATGGACAACAGCACCATATCTAATGGTCTGTTCAATATCAAATATCAAATGTTCCTGAACGATGTATATTACTATGGAGCACTTGATCTTTTAAATTACTCAATGACGAAGACGTATCTTGAGGATTTAAGCAGACTTATCACTCCAGACGTTCAGTTGAGATTTAATAGAAAGAATGGTAGATTATACGTAGATATTGATTGGCGTGAATTTAATGATGACACTTATATTGTATTAGACTGCTATAGACTGATTGATCCTTCTGATGCAGCATCAGTTTATAATGATTGGTGGTTAAAGAAATATACAACTTCACTGATCAAGAGACAGTGGGGTCAAAACTTAATTAAGTTCCAAGGCGTAGCACTCCCAGGTGGAGTCCAGTTAAATGGAAGACAACTTTACGATGATGCTATAGCAGAGTTAGAAGTTCTAGAGAAAGAACTTAGAACGACTTATGAAGAACCACCTTTCGATTTGATAGGTTGATGCGCTATGCCATTAAATTCTTACTTTTTACAAGGATCCCAAGGAGAGCAAAGACTCGTCCAGGATCTCATTAACGAACAGTTAAAGATATACGGACAAGATATCATCTACCTTCCAAGGAAGTTGGTGAGTCAGGATGCAATTCTGAATGAGACGATTGCTACTGAATTTGATGACTCATTTAGAATGGAAGCATACCTAGCAAACTATGATGGTTTTGCAGGTAATGGAGATATTCTATCTAAGTTTGGCGTTCAGTCAACAGATCAGATTACTCTGATAATTTCAAAAGAAAGATACGAGGACTTTACTGCTCCATTCTTAGATGGAGAAGACGTTATAGTATCATCAAGACCAGCAGAAGGTGATTTAATTTATCTACCTCTTGATAATACTATCTTTGAAATTAAATATGTAGAAGCAAAGAAACCATTCTATCAACTGAATAAGTTATTCGTATATCAGTTGAGTTGTGAAGTCTTCGATGCTGCACTTGATGAATTGGTCGATACTGGAATTGAAGAAGTCGATCAGGCAGTATCCGACTTTATCTTTACCACCAAACTTACAATGGTTGGTCTTGGCGCACAGCAGGCAACCGCAACAGTTCAACTTGCAAAAGATCTTGGTGGTGGTCCAACCCAACTTGCCGTAAGTAGGATTGATCTTGTTAATGACGGAACAGGATATACAGTTCCACCAATTATTGGTATTCAGACTGCACCTGGTGGTGGAGTTAATGCTACTGCTGTTGCACTCATGACTCAGAGAACTGGTCAGGTGGGTCAGTCAATTGATAGTATTCAAATCACGAATCCAGGAACCGGATATCAGACACCACCAGTAATTACAATCCGTCCTCAAAATGAATTCGGCACTGGTGGTATTGCAACAGCAATTCTAACTGAAGGTGCCCTTGGTCTTGCAAATATTACATTTGCTGGTGTTGGATATGGTGTCACACCAACAATTGGAATTACATCAGCACCTGCAGGTGGAACTAATGCTTCTGCTATTGCGATTATTGATGTTAATGATAGAGTTAGTTCTATCAGATACACTAATGCTGGTGCAGGGTATACACTAGCACCAACCGTCACTATAGAACTCCCAGCGACTGGAATCAATACAGACAACTACTTCTCGGGAGAACTCGTTAGAGGCGTCTCTACGGGCACTACAGCGTATGTTCATAGGTGGGATGCTGATACAGGTATATTACAAGTTACTAATACATCCAGTAATTTTGCAATTGGTGAAATTGTTGTAGGTATTGGAACTTCTAATCTTGGATCTGATGCTGCTAGAAGAGTTTCAGCAATTTCCGATCAGGATGAGTTCGATGAATTTGCAGATAATATTGAGATAGAGTCAGAAGCAGACTCCATTCTTGACTTTACCGAGAAGAACCCATTTGGAGAGATCTAAATAGTTAGTATAGGCAAACCATGGTGTCATGTTAGGAACATATCATTATCATGAGATAATACGAAAGACTATTATATCTTTCGGTACTCTCTTCAATAACATTGAGATCCGGCATACTAAGCAGGATGGAAGTAAGTTTTCGACTGTAAAAGTTCCAATTGCATATGGTCCTTCTGAGAAGTTTATTGCAAGACTGGAGCAGAAACCTGATCCAAGAAAGAGAGTATCGATAACTATTCCCAGGTTAGCATTTGAAATGACTGGTATTCAATATGATTCCAGTAGAAAGGTTTCTACAATGCAAACCTTTAAAGCATTTACTACAGATGGAACTAAGACAGCAAGAAAGGTCTTTATGCCTGTTCCATACAATCTAGGATTTAGATTGTCAATCTTGACTCAATATAATGAAGATGCGATGCAAATCATCGAACAGATTCTTCCTATATTCCAACCGGCATTCAATGTAACAGTTGACTTAGTAGAATCGATTGGAGAAAAGAGAGATGTACCACTGGTTCTAGAGAACATCAACTTTGAAGATAACTATACCTCTGGATATGATGAAAAGAGAGTTATAGTTCATCAATTACAATTTACAGCAAAGACATAT